TTACAACGCCTTCTGATCAGGTAAGAGTCTGTCGAATTCCCGCTTGACCACCCGGTAGCACTCGCACACGCGCTTCTCGAGTCCGGGGCGGTCCTGCACTTCGATGTGCCCATAGCTGTAGCAAATCAATCCTGCATCCTGCAGTTTCAGAGCCGCCTCCGTCACGCCAGATCGCCGCACTCCAAGCATATTGGCGATCAGTTCCTGGGTCATCCTTAGCTCGTTCGAATTCAGGCGATCGAGGCTCAGCAACAACCATCGGCATAGTTGCTGGTCGATCGAATGGTGTCGGTTGCAAACTGCGGTCTGGGCCGTCTGGGTAATCAGTGCCTGGGTGTAACGCAGCAGTAGCCGTTGCATCGGACCCGCCCGACGGAATTCTTCTTTCAGAATGCGCGGATCCAGTTGATACGCCTGTCCTGCGCTTTGCACCACGGCCCGGCTTGGCGTGGTTTCGCCGCCCATGAAGACCGAGACGCCGACCACGCCTTCATTACCTACAATCGCAATCTCGGCGGATGCGCCGTCTACCATCACATACAACAGCGACACGATGCATGTCTTGGGAAAATAAACGTGATCAAGACGGTCACCCGACTCGTAGACGACCTGCCCAAGGGGCATATCTACCACTACCAGATGCGGAGCAATGCGTATCCACTCCGCATCAGGTAACGCCGACAGCAGGCCATTACCAATTCGATGATGTTCGTCCAGCATTTGCCACTCCCAGTCACCCTGCTCGGGACCAGGTCACATTTGCTGAGCCGGCCGGAAATTCGAAGATGCCAGTACCGGGAAGGCGATCCACAAATGACCGATACGGACAGAATGTGAGACAAGGATCCCATACACGATCCGATAAGTCTGTACGGTGACCTTCAGGCCAGCCAAGATCTACTTGCAGGCCGCCCGCCTCTCGATAGCGCACCGGTTTGCGGCGGGGTAACATCGGGGGGAGGGGTAATGCCTGTACGAGGCCGCGCTTCAAACGGGGAGAGGGAGCAGTGAAAGAATCGCTTGTGGCGTAGATCGAAACGGTTGATGAAAACGATTTAATCCGGGGCTGTTTCTCGTCAAGTCGACGCAGATACGTGGCTTCTGGCTGGCATCGCAGAGTTGTGAAACGAGATTGACGCGAATCATCCTGACAAGATATTCGCCGGGCGCCTCTATCGAGGACCGATCCTCACAGGCCGCTAGTGGCCGCGATACGCCTGACGGAGGCTCGGGTTACTGGCGATGCCCGCTATCTCTCCGAACATCCAGCGGCCCGAGCAAGTGATTCGCACACACGTCGAAAATACCTCGCACGACCGGGTTCCGATAGTCCAGCCGCCAACCATCAGTGAACAGGTTGGCGAGGTAAGCCGGGTCTTTCATGATCGGGAATACCAGCACGTCGAACGCAATTTTCGCTGACTCCGCAGCCAATCGAAGTTGATCAGCCAGATCACAGTGGCCACCGTTTGCCTTCAGCCACAGGCTCGCGGATTCAATCAGGTGTTCGCGCGCTAGCCATTCGCCCGACCGGGCGCGGCCGACCAGTTGTGAGACGACGAGGTAGGTCAGCAGCTCGTTACGTGCTTCGTCGTCGAGATTGTAAGGAATCGCCATTCGTCCCCCTCCATATGCACCGGATCAACCGGGGACTCACGCCCCCCTCCTGCGCACATGAATTGTATCAACGCACGCCGCTCAAGCGGTTCATAGCCCTACCGGCCGCCCTTCCTGAAATGCGAGCGGTGCCGGTCGGTGGTCGGATCGTCGCGCACTTCCATTTCGAGGTCAGTCGTCAGGCCGCTATCGGCGATGGTGTGCCGTGCCTTTTTCACAAGCCAGGGCGTGTCATTGATTTCCGGCTTGAGGCCTGACACGTTGACAGGCATTTCGGGGAACGCTTCTGGCACGCCGATCGCGAGGTGATAGGTCATGGTCGCCTGGCTGCGTTGTGTGCGGGCCAGCTCGGCGGTGGCTGCTGCGCGCGCTTCGGCTTCGGTTGCATAGTCCTCCGGCAACACCTTCACGTTTTTATTGTTTTCGCCGCCGACGACTACCGACTTGCGTCTGGCCGCGCCGGCGGAATGGTAGTGTGCACGCACGGCCGTATAGCTTTCGCGCTGCGCGACGTGGTAGCGATGCTGGTCGCCGCTCGCGCGTGTCAGGTCGAGTGCGCCGAACGTCTTGCCGCTCGCGGTCTTGCCGGTGCCGATCGGCATAAACAGCAAATTGAGATCCTTGACATTCATCACCGCGTCGTAGCGACGCGCGAGGCGAGTCAGAAACGACATATCGCTTTCGTGCGTCTGGTCGATATGGGCGATTGCCACTTGCGCGAGTGCGTCGGCGATTGCTGCTTTCAGCGAGTGGCGGCCAGCGATCGCACGCACGATCGAGCCGATAGTCTGACCGTGCCAGCTCATTTCCCGCCGCTCGTGCATTTCGTTCGTCATCGACGCCGAGCGCGCGCGGATCGTGATGATATCGGGCGCCCCGCTGTGCTCAACCTCGTCGACGGTGAATGTCCCCTTGTCGATCAGCGGCTTGCCCACCCATCCGATTGCGACCTTGATATCGTCACCGCGTTTCGGTATCGCTAGGCCGTTGTCGCTGTCGTCGAGCACGAGGTCGAGCATGTCAGCTTCGTCCGATCGTGACTCTTCGAGCGACAGGCTCATGAGGCGCGGTGCGATCGCCATTGAGAGGTCGCGGCCGTTGAGCGTGATGCGGTAGTCGGCCTGCGGCTGCACGCGTTCGGTCTTGCCCGAGCTGGCCTTGCTGTCTTCGGTCGCCATCACTTCGCCGCCTTCTTCACGGCCGCGCCGAGCTTGTCGTCATCGACGCGCTTTAACGTCAGGTTGAATTCAATGCGGCGCGCGGTCCCCTCTTTCGTGTGATACGTCTGCGTCTCGTTGAGGCTGTCGATGACATAGGCGCCGTACACCGTGCCTGTGCCGTCGACGAGCACGTACGCATCGCCCACGTCGCCCATTTTCGCGAGCTGGTCGAGCGAGTCGGCCGAGCCGATATCGTTGTCGGGCGCGAGCAGTCCGTTAAGCGTAATCGAGTCGTCGCCCACGCCTGTGAACTGGCTTGAGTCCCGCGCGCCGACGCGCGAACTGGTGCGGTGCTTCCAGTTGCGCTGTCGTTGTAACTCCTTATACGGAACCGTGGCGAGGCTGAAAACGAACTGGTCGAGCGACATCATCATGGTGTGATTACCCCGTCAATGGGTCGAGTCGGACAGGCGCGAGCCGATCCGCGATTGCCTGGCCCGCTCGCGCCGGTCGAGCTCGGCGGCGACGGCTTTGCCGATTGCGGCCGGGTCTGCGCCGGCGGCGGGATAAATGTTGATCGTGATGGGTGCGGCCGTGCCTCCGGCCGCGCCATAGCCCGCTGGTGAGGCCGAGAGCGGCGGACGGGTGTCGATGGGTACGCTGGCCCGCACGATCGGCACGGCGGCCGCCTGCGCGAGCTGCGCGCCGTTGGCAAAGGCCGGTGTACCGAACGAGGTCGCAGCGACCGTGGCGAGTCCGACCGCGGCCCTGGCTACCCGTCCCGCCTCGCCTTCCATGCCGATCGCCGCGCCCTGGCTGATAAAGCCGCCCAGCTCGCCGAATACGCGGCTTGGGCTGTGGATGCCGAGCTTTTCCTTGAACCATCCGACCGTGCTGTCGGCGACACTCACGATGGCATCCTTCACGGCGCCGAGCCGGCCGGTGATGCCGTCGACGAGGCCGCCGATGATGTTCGAGCCGAATTCGGCAAACTTCGTCGGCAGCGTCGAGAACCACGTCGCGGCCGTCGCGAACGTTGAGCGCACGCCATCCCATAGTGTGCCGAAAAACGCCTTGATCGGCTCCCAGTACTGATAGATCAGGAACGCGCCGAGCGCGATCGCGGTAATGAGCAGGCCGATCGGGTTCGCGAGCATCATGCGGCCGACAAACATGATCGCCGAGCCGAGCAGGCGGAACGCGCCGGCGCCAAGGCCGAGCACACGGGCGAGAATGCCGCCCTGCATGCCAAGCGTCGTCATGCTGAATTTGAGAACGGCGAGCGGACCGAGCACGCCGGCGAGTGCAATCGTCATCGTGCCGGCGATAACGAGCACGCCGGCGAGCACGGCGAGCGTGGTGATAATCGCCGTGGCCGCTGTCCGGTGCTCTTTCATGAAGCCGACAACCTTCCCGGTGGCCGTCGCGGTGGCGAGCAACGCGGCGTTATAGACCGGCGAAATCTTCTCGCCGATTTCGAGCTTGAGGTCGCGCAACTGGGCGAGCGCTGCGACTTCGCGACCCTGCGTGAGCTGCTGACCCTTGGCGGTTGCTTCATCGATACCATCCGCGCCGGCGTTGAGGTGCTCGTTCTTGTGAATCTGGTCACGCTGCATGTACATGGTCGTGAACAGGTTCGCCGCGGTGCGATTCGTGAAAATCGTCGCAATCATGTCCTTGACCTTGTCCGGGTCCGTGATCCCCTTCGCGGCCAGCTTTGGCAACAGAACCTTTTCGAGCCATTCGAGCGGCGAGGCCTTGAGCATGTCGCCACCGGCGAGGGCGCCGGGCTTAATCTGCTTGATCATGCCGATCTTGTTGTATTCGACCATGCGCTTGTCGAGCAGATCGAGGCCCATCATGACCTTGGCCGCCTTCACGGTGGTCTTGCCCTGGTAGACGTTGCTGTACGCCGACATAAGTCCGGTGCCGACAGCGTGGCCGCCCATCTCCTGAATCAGCGGCTCCATCTGATAGTAAAAGGCATCCTTGCGCATCTGCTTGGCGGCGACGCCGCCCGTCTGGATGAAGTTGCGCCACTCGTCGCCGCCCACGCGGCCGCCGGTCGCCGTAAGCACCTTCTGCACCATGTTCGCCTCGTCTTTGAACGTGGCTTCGTTCCTGGTGCCGCCGCGCAGCTCGATCACCTTGAGCATGTTCATGAACTTTTCTTCGTTCGCGTGCGCATCCTCCGCGCCGAACATCGATTCATTGGCGAACTTCATTTTCGAGAGCGTCGGCATCACCATTTGCGCGTGGTGTTCGTCGGCAAAGATCGTCAGTGCGTCGCGCATCATGAGCACATTGTCGGTCGTGCTCGTGCCATATTGCTTCATCGCCCGTGCGTACTTCACGGCGTCCGCTGTGGCGTGGTCGCCGAGACCCAGCGCCTTGATACGCATGGCTTCAATCTCGAATTTCTTCGATTCTTCGAGGGAGTCATGCATGTCGCCCAGCACATGCATGCCAGTGCTACGCGCGGCATAGCCGCCAACCGCCATGCCCGCGGCGACGCCTTGCATGGATTGCATCTTCGTGCGTGCGGCCGCGACTTTCTTTTCTCGATCGGCCAGCGACTCGAGCTTGCGCATCTGGTCATTCATCGTTGCCGTGGTGGCCGCGATGTTCGTGCGCAGGTCGCGCTCGTGCTGCGACAGGTTACGCGTGCTGATGCCGGCCGAGGCAAGCCGCTCGCGCAGTTCCCCTACCCTCGCGGCCTGCTTGCCGTGTTCGGTGGTGAGCTGCTGCACAGTGACCTTTGCCTTTTCGAAGTCGGCGATCATCTGGTGCGATGGCGGCCCGGACGCGCGCAGCGTGCCGGCGAGTTCCTTTACGCGGGTTTGCGCTGTGTTGAGCTGCGTCGCGGTCGCGGCGAGGCCGGATCGCATTTCGCGGAACGACGCGACGCCCTTTTGTGCCTTGCCCATGTCGGCCAGCTCGCGCCGAGTCTCCTTCAGGGAAGTGGCAAGCCCCTTGTTACCGGCCAGCAGGTTTTTGAGGGGCTTCGTCATGTTGTCGACCATGTCGAACATCACGCGCAGCTTCAGGGCGTTATCCATCGTTATCCGCTTCCCTTATTCGTTACCGGCGCGAACCCTCGCACGTTCGCGCCATTCCATCAGTTCGGTGAGACTGAAAGCGTCCATCGTCGACGGCGGCCAGTGAAACACCGTCGCGATATCGGCCATCGGATCTTCTACGCGGTCAGGGATTCCATTTTCAATCTGACCGCCTTCGGCATTAAAAAACCGGCAAAGATACCCCCCAGTTGCACGAGGTCAGCCGGGTCGATATTGGCGACGTCCTGTTCCGTGAGCGTCGGCGTGGTGATGCGCGGCAGAACTTTTTGCAGCGCGGCGACGTCGAGATTCACGAGATCCGATAGCGCAGTGCCGCGCAGCTCGCCGGAGGTCGGCTTGCGCAGCGTCACGCTTTCGATGGTCTGCTTGCCGCGCCTGATAGGCGTATCGAGTACATGTGTGTTCGGATCGGCGGCCGGCGTCGCATCGGTGGCGTTGAGCTGGTCGGCGGCGCTGGTTTCTTTGGTGCTCATGGTGTGGTCCGTGTCGGGTGTTGGTGAGGTCGCAGCGGCCGCCGGATCATGGCGGCCGTCTGCGGCGGATTACAGGCCGACCGCCTTGCGCAGTGCGGCGAGCAGATCGTTACCGTTGACCTTCTCGATCATGTTGATGAAGTCGATTTCAATAACGTCGTCGCCATTGATCGAGAGCTTGTAATAGCTCGCGACGCTGGTGACCTTGAAAGCGGTGTCGTCTTTCGCTTTCGCGGTTCCCGGATCGATTTCGCTATGGCGGCCCTTGATGATGATTTCAACGGCGTCGACATCCGTCGAATCTTCGGACTGGTAGCCGCCGGCGAAGCGCAACAGCACGCCGTCGTGCTTGGTGACACCGTACTGTTGCAGCACGGATTTCATGAGGCCGCCGCACGTCCATTCGAGCTGGATTCCCTCCTGCCCGAAATCGATCTTGATCGGGCCGCTCATGCCGCCACCCTGATAGTCCTCCATCTTGCGCGTGAGTTTCGGCAACGTGACTTCGGCAACCTTGCCGACGAAATTCTCGCCGTTCTGGAACAGGTTGAACCCCTTGAGTTTGCTCGGCATACCCATGTTTGAGACTCCTTTTTATGTCGGCCGTTACGCGTTCACGCGCGCGGCGAAATCGGCGAGATAACGGTCGGTGATGCGTTGGCGCAGCATCAGGTTTTCGAGCGGCGGAACCGGCGTGTAGTCATAGTCGATGTATGCCTTGCCCGACTTGAGAACGTCCGTGGTGTTCGGCTCCGGGTCATACCAGGCATCGGCGCCGATCAGGTAGCCCTGAGACGTCCACTCGCGGAACTTGCCGCGGATCGACTCGATCACGTCGCGCGGTAGCGAGGGATTCAGCGGCCCGTCGACGACCGGCATTTGCGCTTCTGCGATCGAATCGGCCAGCACCTGCGCGGTACGCGTGTAATTCTCGAATGCGAACAGTGGATCGTCGGAACAGGTACGCGAACCCCAGAAGCGGAAACCGTCGCGGTTGATCAGTGTGGTCACGTCCTGTTCGTTCAGATAGCCCGCATCGGTGGCCGGGTCCTGCAAGTCCCAGAACACGTCCGCGCTGATACCGGTCACGCCATTGACGCCAACATTTGAAAGCGTCTTGTGCCAGCCTGTGTCGTTGTCGATCTTCGCGCGCAGCCCCGCGGCGTACGCCGGCGCGGGCACGACAACCGTGCTGTTGGTGACTTCATCCCAGGCGAGGAAATCCGGCCAGATCACCATGATTTCGCGCTGGCTGAACTGCTTGCGGTAGGCGGTCGCCTCTTCCTTCGTCTTGCAACCGTTCGCCGCGATGTAGGCGAAGCCGCGCAGCGATTGGGCGATCGTCGCGAACGCGGTGCCTACCGCCTGTGTATCCAGGCCAGGCGCGGCCAGGATGCGCGGCTTTACGCCCAGCTTCGCCTGTGCCGTGAGCAGCGCTTTCATGCCGGTGTACCGGCCTTCAGGCGTGACCGTGCCAATCACATTCGAGGTGGTTTCAGCGGTGTCCTTGCCTTCCTTGACACGCACCACAACCGTGACGGGCTTTGTCTGCTTGCCGATGCCGTCGAGCGTTTTGTAAAGCGTGCCTTTCGTGCCGGCCTTGCCCAGCGCTGCGATGACGTTCGTGAGCAGGACGGGTGTATCGAGCGGAAACGTCGCCTCGTCGGCATCTTCGGCCGTGCAGACAACACCGACGATCGCCGTCGAGATCGTGCGGATGGGCCGGGTGCCCTGGTTGATTTCTTCGACGCGTACGCCGTGGTGATAATCCTGTGCCATGTGCTTGTCGCTCAAAGGTGAGAGGAAACGGGAAGTTGAAGCGATCAGGCGATCGCGTTGAGGAGATCCGGCGCGGCCGGCAGGTCGACGTTCGGCCAGCCATCGGCAAGCGGCAGATCACGCAAGGCCTTGCGGTACGCGAGCAGCTCGTCGAGCTGGTCAGCGGTCAGCGTCGTGCCGCGGCCGGCGAACGTCTCGTCCTGGTGGCGGGCGATCAGCCAGTCGGTTGAGGACAGCGCCGCATCGCGGCCGGCCCGTTTTGCGTCGGCGAGCTGGTCGGGCGAGAGCGGCGCCGGATCGAGCAGGACGGGCAAACCGGTTTCGTCGATCGCCATGCGTTTGCCTTCTGCCTGGCCGATCAGCAGGCCGCGATATTGCGCATCATTGAGTTTGGTTACCTGCGCACCTTTCGGCGCGGGGCTGACAGCGTCATCGTAGAAGGCAACGATAGTGTGCTGTTCATCATATGCGGCGTATTTTTGACCCATGATCTAGAACCCTGTAGCGATATAGGAACACGCGATCGGCGTGCGGCCACCCGTTACCCATCCACCGGCGTTGAAACCCGTTCGGGATGAATACGATGTCCCTACGCCGCCCAGCGCGGACTGTGAGTTGTTGCCAATAACAAGCGCCGTTGCGCCGCTTGGAAATGCAATTGGGTAGGTCACGCCAACATCGCCCGTCTGCGATGTTGTGTAGGAACCCCACTGGATAATCAGACCGCCGACCCATGAGGGAAACGCGATGTATCCCTGCATACCGAGTGACAGCGACAGACCAGCCCGCAGCTTCTTCGGCGTCACGATCGTGGTGTCGTCGGCGCCGGCGTTGGTCTGTGCCTGCGTCGCCACCCTGGCGGTGCCCTGATTAGCTTCGGCGGCCTGTTCCGTCTTGAACCACTCCGTAGTGGCAAGGGCTGCACTGCTGTCTTTGGCCGGCGGTGTTATGCCGTTGATCACGCCCGATGCCGCAGCGGTCAACAGGCGTGCAATCGCGGAAAGGTTGTTTGCGAATGACATTTAGTACCCCACTACAAGCAGACTGGTTGACCCATTTACGCCAGCGCCGGATGTCGACCAGCGATTGCCAAAAACCGACGTTTTTGTGTTGTTGTAAAGCGAGCAGAACGTCGGGCCGGTGTCGCCGTTTGTGCCGATCGCGCAAAGGCAGGCAGTCGGAAACGCAATGGGGTATGTCCAACCCCATCCCGTCGATGCTGCAATCGTTCCCCACTGGATAATCAGTCCGCCCAGCCATGTAGGGAAAGCGATGTACCCGATCGTCCCGAGCGAAATCGCGAAGCCGGCGCGCAGCTTCTTCGGCGTCACTGCCGTGGCGTCATCGGCGCCGGCATTCGCCTGTGCCTGTGTTGCAACCTTCAGCGTTCCGATGTTGGTTTCCGACGCCTTTTCAGCCTTGAACCACGCGGTATTCGCAACCTCCTGGCTGTTGTCGCCAAGGTCCGGCGTCGGTGCCGTCGAGCCTGCGTACAGCGCGAGAGGGCCGCCCATCGCATCGCCCGATTTCTGCACGGCGTTCGCCACGCTGAAGGTCGAAAACACGTAAGCATTGAATTGCTCGTCGGCGCTGGCCGCCCTGGTGAGTTCGATCGTCGTGCCGTTCGTCGCGATGAAATCCGGCGCGGCAGCCGTGCCGGGTTGCTGTAGGGCGCCATTGCGTTCGAGCAGCACGGCCCCCGGCGTATAGCCGCCGAGAACGGTGAGCGTCGTGCCAATGACCCCGGTAATCGGGACAGGCCTGAAACCCGCCTGGCCGCCGGCACTCGCGAACTTCATCGCCGCGCCGTCGCTGCATACGATGACAGGCGAGCCGGTCGGCAGCACCACGCCGGCGCCCGCACTGTCTTTCACCCTCGCCGTGACATTGAAGTTGCCGGTTGCGGTGTTCTCGATAATCCATTGACCCGATTGGGCCGGGAAAATGAGGTCTTTCGAGGCCGTCAGCTTGCCGCCGAGCGTGAGCATCGCGACGCCGTATTGATCGGCCGTCAGCGTCGTCGCGGCGGCGCCGGAAACGTCGACCGGCTGTCGGCCATCGGTGGCAGCAAAGAGCGCAGCCATAGTTGCAACGCGAGTGCTCTTGTCGCCGGCCGGTGGCGTCACGATGCGCGCCATGCCGCCGGAAATTGCCTGTATGACCCACGCGCCGCCGTTCTTCGCGTTCAGCGCCGTATTGAGCCTTGCGCGAACCTGCGCGCCGGCGGGCAGATCGCCGGCCGACAGGTCAGCATGATCACCGCCATAGAGCGGCAGTTTCGGAATGCCGCTACCTGCCGCGCCGTTGGGCGTGAGCGTGCATGCCCCATCGTTGGTGACCGCAACGCGAAAATTCGCCTCCATGCCGTCGACAAGTTCCGTCACGGGCGGCAGCAGGTTCGCGACGATGCTGTTTTTCGTGCCGGTGTCGGGTGTATAGGTCGTGCGGCCGAACTGCAACACGCGGCGCAGCCAGCCCGTGCGGTTCGCGAGCTGTTTGAGCGGCACATTGTCGATACCGTCCGGGCCGCCCTGGACCGGGTCCGAGGTTTCAAACTGGTAAATTCCCTCCGCCCAATCTGGCTGTTCAGTCAGGTTACTCATGCGTTGATACTCCCTCTGTTGTACTGGCCGTCGTGCCGGCCGACGCCGTTGCGTCGGAGTGGTGCGGCGGTGTAGTCGAGCCTGTACAGCTCGGAGCGCTGCGGCGCGTACCGTTCAAGCACGGCTTTCAGGTTGTCGGCCTGGTCGCGGGTAATCGGCCGCTTGAGCTGAACCGTGTACTGCGCCCACTCGCCGCGCTCGTTTCCGTGAACCCAATCGCCGCTGTAACGGGCTGTGCCGTCGCGGCGGCGCACGTTGCGGCCTTCAATCAGATCCACCTCACCAAAGCCCAGCCGGCGGATAACCTCGCGGATTGCCCACGGCGTGCCGCGCTTCTGGTGCAGCGGAATTGCGCCCTTGATGAGCGCACGGCGCGAGCTGTCGGATTCAGCCAGCTCCCATCCGTCGACGGACAGCTCGGCGGCGAGGTATGGCAGCAGCGCAGCGGGGCATGTGTCGGGGTTCCAGAAATCGCGGATCGGGACAGGCAGATCGTCGACGGCCGCCAGTGCGATCGCCGTGCGCCGTTCGAGCGGCGTCGCGTTCGGTGGCAGCAGGTTATTCATCGGTGCCGCCGTTCTCGATCACGATTTCGATGCAGTAGGAGGCCTGCGTGATATCGACCGCGATATCGGCGGCCGGCTCGATCAGCTCGGTACGCTTGAGGCCGGCCGCCTGAATCACACCGATGATTGCGGACGTGGCAATCCTGGTCTTGATCCGGCGGACTCTGGCTGCATAGGCAGCGACGTTCTTCACGGCCTGCGCGATCAGCACGTCAGCGCCGACCGCTGATTGCGTGTATCCCTTTGCATGGACGCGATAACGCACAATCCTGGCCGTGTCGACGATCACAGTATCGTTAAGCGGGCGTTGATCGTCGGCGCTCAGTGCGGTCGTTACCGCGTCGATCAGGTCAGCGCCGGCGGTGCCATCGCCTTCGCGCGAAAGCAGCGTCACGAGCACGGTGCCGGGTGTCGGCCGCGAGGTACGAACGTCGAGCAGACGGCCATCTACGGCGAGCGCCTTCGAGCGGTACGCGTCAGCGGGGCCGGCAACACTAAAACCCATCGGTGCGAGCTGGATGCGGGTGCGCAGATCGTCGTCACTTTCGTCGACCTCGTCGATGTTGTGTTCAGGATCGGACGGCGAAATCATCAGGCGTTCGAGGCCGAACAGCGCGGCACGCTGTTCGAGGTCTGCGCCCTTCGCAAAGGCGAGCATCACCGCGCGAATGGCGTCGTTGACGCGTTGACGCCATACCAGCTCGCGATAGCTGTTTTCCTGCAGGAGGCGCGCGAGAGGTTCCGACTCGAGTTCGAGCGTCGCGGCGATTTCGGCCTGCTCATCGACCGGCCAAAGCGCAATCATCCGGGCCTTGCGCGCGGCATAGATCGTTTCGAAATCGAGCACTTCGAGCGCATCGGGAACCGGCAGGCTCGCGAGGTCGATCAATGCAGAGGTCGTCATACGATGGTCCCGGCTTCAAGGTTGACGCGCGCTTTAACGCTATCGCCCGATTCGGTCGTGTAGCCCTCAATGTCGAGTATCTGCTGGCCGTTCGCGATCGAGTCGTCAACGGACAGCTCGACACGGGTGAGCGTTAGCCGCGGCTCCCATCGCATCAGGGCGGCCGCGGTGGCCGCATAGAGGCGCGTGCGCGTGGCTCCATTGTTCGGGGCGTCAACAAGGTCCGCATGCTCCGCCCCGAAAGTGCGACGCTTGACGCACGTCGCGAGCGGCGTCGTGACGATTTTCGCGATTGATTGATAGAGGTGGTCGAGGCCCGTAATCGCGCGGCCGGTGGTCCCGTTCATGCCTTTCATGCGCCCCCCGCAATCGGTGCGTCGGTCGGCGCGCCGGGTGCGTTGGTAGGGTGCTTGTGCTTCGACGTGCTGACGCCTGCGGCGAACACGTCCTCAGTAAAGCTAGCGCCGCCCTGAATCTCGATCGTCTTGCCAGTGCCGCCCTTCCCGCTCATGCCGCCTTCGAACGCAAAAGCGCCCTTCACCAGAAGGCCGCCGGTGCAGGTGGTTTGTTCGGCGTCGAGCGTCACGCTGTCAGCTCTCACCGTCGCGTCTTTGGTCTGCACTGTGACGGAACCGGGCGCGAAGATCAGCACTGTCGCATCGCCCGGCAATCTGGCCGTGAGCGAATGGGTGGCGTGGTCGTATTCGATGGTTGCACCATCGGGATAGATACGGGTGTGAGTGTCGGGGCTGTTGCCCGGTGCCGGCGACGCGTCGGAATAGAGACCGCACAGCACGACGCCCTGAGCGGGGTCGCCCATCGGGCAAAACAGAATGACCGGTTCACCCTTGCTTGGCGGATTCCATTCGCGTGTTGTGCCGGCACGCAGCGAGAGCCACGGCAGCCAGTTCGTCTGTAGGCCTTCGGCGTTAGCGTCGTCAGGATCGCCGACAGACACGCGACACATGGGAGGATTGCGCGCGCAATCGACGTCCATGATCGCGCCCTTGCGGATCAGGTTGATGATAAGTCGGCGGATTTCGTTGGCGTCCATACCGGCATGGTGCCGGCCGCCCGCGCGCGACGCGAGCAGTGCCGTTTGTTACCCGTTCGGGTACAAACGGCACTGGAGAGTGGCATCAGTCAAGGCCTGGTGACAGGCCTCAACCGACTGAGATCTAACGCACTCAGTCTGGGCAGAAGGAATATCGTCCGGAATCCGAAACGCTAATCCCACCAGGCGAATCCGATTTGCCGTAAGACCTCATCCTAAGTTTTGGAGAAAACCTTGCATACCCTGAGACGATAGCTTGTGTCGAGCAGCGAAATCGGAATGGGACTCGCCTCGTACGGTTCTCCGTCGCCGAACTCGAAGGAAACTTTCCCAGTTAGCTCATGCGCGGAAGTTTCCAATGGCATCACTAGCTGAGATGACATTACCGACTGCGTGGTGGGCATACTGGTATAGGTCGGGTGCGGCGTCGTGTTTAGAAAATAGTCCTTTCCTAAGGGGACAGGGTTGGTCTGCAAAAGGTGACCTTCCTGATCGTAGTCGCGTGAATAAATATCCCACGGCAAGATGATATGTCCCTGCTGATCGAAGCCCGTCCCAGCAACGTACGACAGGATTGGCCAACGCGCAGTAATCAGCCGGTTTATTGACGAGTCGATCTCGTTGGTCTCAGGAGCATACGGTGCCAGTCTCGCGATCACGGCCTGTGCGACGCTATCGAAATCGGGCGACTGGTCAGGATCATATGTCCGTCCGCTTGCGTCGCGGATGTACGCCAACGTATTCCGGGAGCAATATCCAAATGCGGCGCTGTAAGAATCACACAGACGTGTTGGTATATACGTCGGCCCGGTACCGGGCCCAGCCGCAGACTGAATTCCAGTTCCGTCCTCTCCGGCCTTAATCACATCGAGATGAATAACATAGTCATACGAAGAGGTTGGCTCAACGAGGCTGTTGAGGGAGGATAACGTCATGCTCACGATTCTGGGCCGACTCGCGAACGTCGGATTCATATACGTTGTGATAAAGGTGTGGCCCGACACATCTCCAACATTGAAAGGAATCGACACGTTGGATGGAAGGGTGTCCGGAGCAATTATCGTTCGTAATGCACCTATGACGACGTCGGAGTCTGATGTGATATATGGCCCTCCGCCTGCGACATAATTGGTCGCAGACGCGACGTCAACAACTCCGAAATTGCCCGCCTGTATAGCCGGGTTGGTGTACAACACCTTATATGAGGCATTCCCATACAGCGTCCCTTGCGAGTGAGCCACGACAAGCACGCGTCGGCTGTGATTCACGATGTCGTCTGTAAACGCGGCAACCTGGCTGACTACTTTTTGGTCGACATAAGCATAATCATTTTCAAATTCCTGCTTTAATGTTTGCGTCGACTTATTCTCAACGTTTGTGATTATATTTTGTATCGCGGTCAATTCGGCATTGCCGATCCCCGTGGTTTCACCCAAAAACACTCGCGCAAGAAGCGCCCACGTTAGCGACGGATCTTCAGACATCTTTTGTGCAAACACTGTTGCCAGATCAGACATGAATCCGCCGCTTGGGTTGTAGGCGTTTCCATACGTTATCGGAATTCCGTGGAATTTAGGTCCAATCGCTGCAGCCAGTTCCTGCCTGCTCGCTATCCAGTCGGTTGGTCCGTATGAATTCCATTTCCGAAGTAAATTCTGAATGGTGAATCACAGGGATTTTCAGGCGTATCGGCGTATATGTTTCCCGCAAAAAGCAGACCAGCTAAACCCAAAAGCAAGGCCGAAGATGTATTTTTTATTGTTCGCATGGTTCTTCTCCGCTATATCCTGTTACGACCTGTCCCGACAGATTTTGCGTCGCTTTCGCGTAAGCCGTGAACCGGTCCTTGGTGTTTAACATCGAAGCAGTAAATTCGTTCGCGACGTCCAGGTAGCCAGGCCCCATCACTGAGCGTAGACATGCAATCGATTGATCTAGCATTTGGGCACCATCTTTTGCTCCAGCTTCCGATGACGATCCCGAAGACAGAAACGTTTGGTTCGCGCGGGCGTATTGCAGCATCGCACGCTGCTCCTTTGAGTCCGGAAAACGCTTCCGGATCAGTGCGTCAATGTCGGCCCGGACACCGTTCGGATTTAGATCGGAGTTAATGTCAGAGCGGGGACCCAGTGCCGCACGCGTCAGGGGCTCTGCGCCTCGCCGATCCGTATCTGATGCTGCGACGTTGGATCGGGCATTTTTGAGCGTCGAATCCGCGATTTCGCCGAGTGTGCGGCCAGTGCCTCGAAGCAGGAATGCCCAGACAGCGAATACCGTGACCATCCCCACGCCCGCAAATATTGCAAAATCCCTTTTTCTCATTATTTTTCCAGATCAATATCGCGCCGTCACCTATCGTAGGCGAACATCAAAATTTATTCAAGAAAGAGGTTGTTTGTCCGACACGCGTCCAGAGTGGCCATCGCGACTATTATTTATGCGTCGCGGATGCCCACCATTAATGCAACCGGCATTTATTCATTCTGAATTAATCGAGGTTATCCGGAATGGGTAATTATTATTTCGGCTATTGCTTAAATGCAGGAAACCTCTTTTTTCAAGCCCGTCGCGGTGGCCAAGAAATGCTAAAGCCGGTTCAGGCGTTATGTTTCATGACATGTCTTAGCAACATGTCGCGTATCAGATCGCGGTCGGCATCGGTGAAGCCGAGCAGCGCACGCGCCGGATATTTGTATTCGACGCCGTGCTGCGCGACACGGTCAGTCAGGCCGTACTGGTGGACCCGTGCCACGCGAGAGACACGGCCGGCGAAGCCGACCGCAAGCCCCATCGCGTCGGATTCGATATTGAGAAAGCGGGCGGTGCGCAGCTTGGCGAACATGGCCGCACGTTTGATCCGCCCTTTCTTCTCGCGTAATTTCTTGCCCCCCTGCGCGGCGCGCGCCTTGCGTGGTTCATAGGCGCTTTCGTCCGGGTTGCGCTGCGAGGCGATGCGCGCTTGCTGGCTGCGCCGCAGCTCGCGGGCAACGTCACGCATAGCAGTCCGCCGTGCGGCCGGTGAGAGCTGCGCGAGCAGCCCGCCCGCCCACTTTTCGAGTGCCTGCAATTCGCTCATGTGCCGAGCCAGTGCTCGGCCCCATCGTCGACGTGCCGGATCGTGCGCTTGCCGCTCTCGTCTGTCGACACGGCGACGCTTTCGGTGAGCTGCATTTTGATGGACAGGTCGACGGTGGAATTGTTGAGTATGTCCACTTCGAAGGTTACGCCGTTGCTGCGTGCGTCAACGTTCGTGACAAGATCGGGCTGATTCGCCCTCGCCCACTCGACGATCGCGATCATGACGAGGTCAGAGTCGCCCGCGAAGTCGAGCACCAGCGCATTGACCACGTACCGGTATTCGAATGACGGTGTTTTCGTGCCGGTCGCGGCGATCGATCCTTGATCGATAAACACGTTGAGGCGGTCGGGATCGGTCGCGAGCGAGGGAATCGCCGCGACCAGCGCCGCGCGCAGGCTAGCCGGTTTAATCATGGGTGGCCGCCGGTGCCGGCCGCGGGTGCTGGCCATTTTTCTGGCAATCGAAAATCATATCGACCTTGGCCGCGCACGTCGCCCACGCCGCTTTTGCGACGTGCAACACCGCGTCGAGGTCGCCGTTAGTGCCCGGTGTCATCGCCGGGAGCGTGCAGCGTGTCACCGCCTGGCATTCGTGCAAGGTAATCGGCGGCGCCGGTGAGCGCGGGGCTTGTGTGCATGCGGATAACGTCAGCAGGCAGATCACCAGAAGCCCACGCGCGGAATTCTGCATTTTCATCGGTCAGTTTCCTTATATCGCCCTGGATGCCGGCGAGCTTCGCGTCGATGCCGTTCCGATCGGCGTCGAGCTTGCGTTGTTGCTTCGCCTTGTCGGCCGCGTCGTCCTGCAAGCGTCGAATTGTTTCGTCGCGTGTGGCCAGATCGCCCTTGGCCCGGCTGGTTTCGAGCTGCGCGCTGGCCAGCTCGGCGCGCAGCTCGCGCACGTACAGCACGCCGGCGGCAATCGCCAGCATCGCGACGGCGCTGGCGATCAGCTTTCCGGCGATGGCGTTCATGCTGCGGCCTTCTCGGGGCCGGCGTATTTGAGATACGCCTGCGCGAGCTTCGCGTCGTACAGGTTGAGAGCGTAATCCGGGCCGTTGTAGCTCTTGGCGAACACCGCCCACTTCCTGCCCTTCAGCGCCGAAAGCAGGCCCGCATCGGCCGCGACATAGCGCACGAACGCGTCGAGCTGGTCACCTTCGCTGTTTTCCATGCAGGCGACGAATTCGTCGATGCTCGTATAGCCGAGCCGTTGCCAGTGATAGCCCATCACCTGAAACGCGCCCCAGCTCGCCGACTCGTAGGCCGCGCCGGCGTCGATCAGCTCCGCCGAGGCCAGCCGGGAATACTCGGCCGCGTTGCCCTGATAGCCGCCAGGGATCTGCGAGAGGATGTTCGGATACTTCGCGGCGATCGGCGCCGGGTCAATGCCTCGCGCCTGTAGCTGTTTCCAGAAACGGTGCCGCTCGAAGAGGATCACGGGCCGGCCATCGGTCAGAAAGCCAGATCCGCGCGATTCGACTTCGTTGACCGCGCGCACGCATGCAACCGGTAAGCCGAGCTTGTTGGCCGCCTGCACGAGGTCGGCGTCGGACAGGTGTTTGGGATCACGCCGGCCGGTGGCCAGGGCCGCCAGTGTCTTCGGGCCGGCTATGCCGTCGACGACAAGGCCCGATTTGGCCTGCAGTGCCATCACAGAGGACTCTGTAGCAGCGTCGTACAGGTGCGTGACTTCGAGCGGATAGCCGGCGCGGCTAAGGCGCCGTTGCAACAGTCCAACATCGTCGCCGCGGTCGCCGAGGTGATGCGTTTTCATGGTTCATTCACTCCAGAGAAGGCGCGCGACATTGCCGCGAACGCCGAACAGGAAAAGGGCCAGCAGGACAGCCGAGCCGGTTTCGAAAATTCCGATGGATTTCGCGTGCAGGGCCAGCTCGATCGCCGAGCCGCCCAGGATGACAACCAGCGCCCATGCAATCCACGAGACATGGCGGCGATGGCGGGAGCCTTGCCGGCGATACGTCAGCACGCGGACGATGGCCGCCACGTAGGCGACGAGTGCGATCACGGCGAATGGGGTCAGCACGGCCTACCCTCCCTTTTTGAACATTGCGAACAGGTCGAGCGTCTTGACGCGGTCGATCAGTTGCAGCGTGACGGTAATGACAAGAGCTGCCGCGAAGAACGCAGCGACCCCGGTCGATCGGATAGGCGTCGCATTGACGATCTCAGGCGCGGCCAGATAGCCCATGACCAGTGAAATCAGCATGTAGGCGACGCGTTTCAGTGCGCCGATATCCTTCGATGTAACAACGACAAGCGCGGCGCCCGTAAAGGCTCCAATCAGCGCGTTGCCGTCGATACCCGGCGCGAGGCTCGCGAGGCCGATCGCCGCCGACAGTGCGAGAGTGGTAGTGCTCGGTTCGGCCATGTCGGCTCCTGGGTTCGTATGGGTCAGTCAAACAGTTGCAATAGCGGGGCCGTTGTCTGAACAGCCGCCAGCTCGGGGAGAAAGACGGGGGTGCCTATCGGCAAGAAAACGCCGAAATCAGCCAGGCCAGCGTTTGCTTCGAGCACGGCCTCAACGGTGCCATCGGTACGCCCGTAATGACGCCAGCAAAGCGAATCGACGGTGTCGTTCTGTTGTGCGGTGACGATCATCAGATCAGCTCGATCGTTGAGCGCGGCAGGCCGCGCATGTCGCTCAGTGCCCAGCGCACATTCCGGCGCGCATCGCATATGGTCGTTTCGAGGTCTTCGGCCTTCTGGCCGCCTGCCTTCGTCGAGTCGAAATCTCGGTAACGCTCGGTCAGATCCGCGTGTGTGAGGTTGAACACGGCACGACGATAGCGGGCGAGCTGCACACTTTCGCCGCCAATGCTCGGGGCCGGGACGGTGGACAGATCTGCATAGCCGGCCGCGACGTGTGCGGCCTGCCATGCGCCCAGCTCCGCATTGACGCTCGCGATCGCGTCGATCGTGGCGTCGCGCAAGCGGTCATGCGTCGCGGTACCGTCGAGTCGCATCGAAGCGCGCAAGGCGTTCATGTCGATGTCGGGAAACCAGCCATCGTTTTTTACGATCGCGGCATTGGCCGGCGCATCGGGCCTGGTCGGTTCGGCGGTCGCGAGAAAGCTACTCATGGCACAGGGCTCAGAAAATGATGGCGGTGGGCCGGCGTCGGATCGCGTTTCCGTCAGGTGTTGCGATCGTCAGCCGGCGCCGCCATGCCGGGGGGGCTCGTTACGTGCGGCCGGCGTTGGTGCCGGCCGCGTCGCCCAGTTCGGTTTCGAGCCGGGCAATGTCCTGTTTCACGCCGGCGCGTTCGTCGAGCTGCAACGCGCGGCGTAGGTGATCGAGGGCCGCAGTTTTGTCGGACTCCTGTAGCGCTTTGCCAAGCGCCTTGTGCAGCTTGGCCCGCACCTGGTCGTGCATGTCGGCCGACTGGGTCAGCGTCATCACTTCGGCGAGCTGGCAGGCGTCGAACTTGTCACCGAGCTTGAACGCCGCCAGTGCAGCCTGTGCGAATTCCTCGGCGATCGCTGTCGCGAGCGGCCGGTCGTACTGGTCAGGCAGTGTCATCCGGTGCGTGAGTGCGTACCGGGCGATATCGAGCGCGCCGGCGAAGTCGCCCGCGTCGACGCGCCAGATCATGACGGTCGTAAGAACATCGTCCTGCGCGCCCCGCCCGCCGCTCAGTGCGCCCGCGACATAGTCGACGTACTCGGGCAGCAGCTCCGCGCGCTTCACGTCTATCTTGCGTTCGATCGACTGGATCGCTTTCAGGCGCCGGCGATCGGTCGCCAGCTTCGCAAGCATCAGCTCGTATGCGCTCGCGCCGGCGAGGGATTCGCCGGGCGCCGCCGAGGCCGCCGCCAGTTCGGCCGAGACGCGTTCGTAGTGGCGTTGGGCGGGGCTTTTCATCATGCAACCTTCGGCAAGATTTCGATGTTTTCCGCCATCGCACCACAACCGAAATCTTCGACGACATACGCATCGTTGCTCGATTCGTAGTTCTCGATGCGGTCGCGCTTCGAGTTATCGACGATGTTGCGCCGGCGGCCGCCGTCCTGTGTGTAGATCGACAGGTTGTCGAAACGCGTAATCAGCAGCGCATTCGCCGGGAAGAAAGGCACGCTAACCGCCGGCAGGCCGCCAATGCGTTTCTGGCTCACGATCACGTCAGCCGCGAGGGTTTCGGTCGGCGGCTGCGTGGTGTTGATGATCGGGAAATACTTGTCGTGCATCAGGCCACGTCCGCAGAAAACGAACAGGCCGGTATCGTCCTGGTGCCACGGGTCAACCATGCTCGCGAGAATGTCGAAAACCAGTGCGTCGAGGTTTTCGTAATCGCCGCCCTTCCCTACCTGCACCTTACCGGCCGCCTTGGTGCCTTCGTGTAGAACGCGAGCCGCCGCCTGGTCGCGATACTTCTGCAACCAGCCTTTGTTCACGTCCTGCAACAGCGGGTTTTTCGTGCGGTCGGACGTTGCCGCGCGCGACGTGCCATTGAAGCCGATCGCCATGCGGTCGAGCGCCTGGCGCTTGATGATCGCGTCGCGCAAGCGGGCCTGAAAGTCGGCGAACTTTGCCCACGCGTCGAGCTTTGCATACGTGACGTGTGAATCGAAATTCGTCTGCGTGCAAACGTAGCCGGTTTCGTCGAGCTCGCTGACGTCAGTCGTTTCGCGATCCTGTTTCGTGGTGTCGGTCGTGCCGGCGATCGGCGAGCCGATGCCGAGGCCGAGCTTTGCGCCTTGCTGTTCGGTCACGCCGATCATGTTGATTCGTTTCAGAAAGTCGCTCGACTCCTGAATGCGGGTTTCCAGCTTCTGCTGCACGCTCGGCGCGACAGCGAATTTCACGGCGGCGCTTTCTACTCCGCTCAGTTTGGCGATTGCTTCAACGTAAGCGTTAAAGGCAATCCGGGTTTCATTGCGCATTTAAAAATTCTCCGGGAACGGTGAGAGGGACGAATGCGGGTTAGCAGTCGGTGACAACAGCAGCAGGCGCGCCGGTTGCCGGCGGCCGTGCCTGCGTGCCGCTGGTCGTCGAAAGCTGGGTATGCAGTTCGTCGAATGCCTTGCGATCGGCTTCGCGCAGTTCGGACAGATCGGTGACGGTCTTCGTGAGAGCGGCGACGGCGTCGGCCTGTTGCTTGCCGTGCGTTGCAAGCGCTTCGACGGCTTGACCCACGTCAGCGAATCGCGTTTCGTCGCTTGCGTCTTTCTTCTTCGACAGGCCGAGCAGCTCGGCAACGCGGGAGAACAGCGCGCCGATGCCCGGCGACACGGATTCTTCAAACTCAATCGTGACCGCGTCAGCCGCCGCCGTAAAAAGGTTCGTCGGCGATACCTTGCGGGTCGCGTAGGGATGCGCTTCGGGGTTTTGAGCTGCGAATGAAAGTATCTCGGTGCCGAGGCTCGCGGGGCTATCGGTCACGGCCAGCCCGATCAGATAGGCCTGTTTCGTGTCAGCGAAAGACGGATCGATTTCGCATGACGTGTAAATCTTTTGTTTGGCCTTCGTCATGGCGACGAGGTCAGGCGTCGGGACGATTTGCGCATACAGGCCGAGCTTGCCGGCGAGCGGGCCAGCTTCATCGCGGGTTTCGAGCGCGATCACGTCACCATATGCCTTGAACGGGCCATCGGGCACCGTGCCGCGAATATGTTCGAGATTGACGCGTGCGCCATACAACGCAGGGTTGTAGTTCTTCGCCATCTGCGCGAGCCATTCGCGCGAAATGCTGCGCCCGTCAGTCGTCGCACCTTCAACAGCAATGCGGAAGAACTTGCTTGCCGCATGCTTCGCCGACTCGCTGGCACCGGCCGCGGCAACAGAGCCGATAGCGAGCGCGCCGGCGCCGAGGTGGCCGCCGATGACGTCGGAATGATCGAAAACGCTACTCACGGCGAGGGTCGCCGCGTGTGCGTCTAGCGTGAAGGCGAAGGCGATCACCGCAACGGCGAACGATATTAGCGACAGCTTGCGAGATTGCATTTGTTAGGTCTCCAACAGGGGCGAAAAGGTTGGTTAGGCGTGAGTCCATATCTTGCGTTCGCGCTCGCCGTTGCTCAACGGTTGGAAAATGTCCCCGATTTGAGTACAGACACATATAGATGCTCGCGCGTACGCGTCGCGAGAAACTTGGGGCCATGCTAGAAGCCGCCGAAATCGCCCCCGTGCTGGAATCAAATGCAGACCCACGCCGTATCGCCCGCGCGCTCTACTGGCAGGGTTGGCGTGTCACGTCGATCGCGCGTCATCTGGAGATCAAGCGCGCGACCGTCGAGGCTTGGAAACAGCGTGATAAATGGGACAAGGCGACGCCGATCGAGCGTATCGAGTCGTCGCTAGAGACGCGGCTTGCGGTGTTGATCGCCAAGCCGGAAAAGGACGGGCGCGACTTCAAGGAGGTCGATTTGCTCATGCGGCAGGTTGAGCGCATGGCACGTGTCCACAAGTACGGCGAGACAGGCAGGGAGAGCGATCTAAACCCTGCGATCGAGGCACGCAATACGGCACCGCGCAGGGCCAAGGCAGTACGCAACGAATTCAGCGACGAGCAGCGTGACAGGATCGTCGAGGCGTTCCGCGAATCGCTGTTCGATTATCAAAAGGTCTGGTATCGCCAGCGCGATCAACGCACGCGCAATATCCTGAAATCACGACAGATCGGCGCGACATGGTATTTCGCCCGCGAGGCGTTGGTTGACGCTATCGAGACGGGTCGGAATCAGATTTTTCTATCGGCCAGCAAGGCACAGGCGCATGTGTTCCGGCAGTACATGTGCCAGTTTGCGCGTGAGGCCGCAGACGTTGACCTGTCGGGTGAGCCGATCCTGTTGCCGAACGAGGCAATGCTTTACTTTCTCGGCACGAATGCCCGCACCGCGCAGAGCTATCACGGCAATTTCTATTTCGATGAGTATTTCTGGGTCGGTGGCTTTCGCAAGCTGAACAAGGTCGCATCGGGCATGGCGATGCATAGCAAGTGGAGAAAGACTTATTTCTCCACGCCATCGAGCATGCAGCATGAGGCCTATTCCTTCTGGACCGGCGACCATTTCAACCGGGGCCGCGCCAAGACCGATCATCTGCATCTCGACGTAACGCACAAGGCGCTTGCACGCGGCCGGCTTTGCGAGGATCGGCAATGGCGCCAGCTCGTGACGGTCGAAGACGCCGTGGCCGGCGGGTGCAATCTGTTCGACCTTGACGAGCTGCGGCTTGAATACAGCCCCGAGGAATATCTAAACCTGTTGATGTGTCATTTCATTGATGACACAGCATCGATTTTTCCGCTCGCCGACTTACAGCGCTGCATGGTGGATTCGTGGGAGCTGTGGGAAGACTTCAAGCCACTAGCGCCCCGCCCTTTCGCGTACCGGCCTGTATGGGTCGGCTATGACCCTGCCCTGTCCGGCGACTCGGCCGGCTTGATCGTGGTGGCGCCGCCAGCGGTGCCGGGTGGCAAGTTTCGCGTTTTGCACAAGGAGCAGTGGCGCGGGATGGACTTCGAAGCCCAGGCCGATGCGATCAAGCGCATCACCAAGGATTTCAACGTGGAATACATGGCGATCGATACGACTGGCATCGGCCAGGGAGTGTACCAACTCGTTCGCCAGTTCTATCCGAACGCGGTCGCGCTCAACTACTCGCCTGAGGTTAAGGGTCGGCTCGTACTCAAAGGCTTGTCGGTGATCGGTAAGGGCCGACTCGAGTTTGATGCCGGGTGGACCGATCTCGCGCAATCGTTCATGGCTATCCGCAAAACCATGACCGCGAGCGGAAAGCAAGTCACCTATGAGGCGAGCCGCAGCGAGGAAACCGGGCACGCGGACCTTGCATGGGCCTGCCTGCACGCGCTCGGCAATGAACCGCTAGAGGGCATTACTGCCAACAACACAGGTTTTATGGAGTTTTCAAATTGAGCAAGCGCAGACACAACCACACGCACGCCGCCGCGCCGGCCGCAACACCGCCAGCGCGGGCCGAAGCCTTCACATTCGGCGACCCAATGCCAGTTATGGATCGGGCCGAGATTCTGGATTATGTCGAGAGCTGGTCGGCCGGTGAGTGGTTCGAGCCGCCGGTGTCGTTCGCCGGCCTGGCGAAGTCGTTCCGCGCGGGCGTGCATCACAGCTCCGCGATCTACTTCAAGCGCAATGTGCTGTCGTCCACATTCATTCCACACAAATTGCTTACTCGCGAGGAGTTCGACAAGTGGGCGCTTGATTTCCTGGTGTTCGGCAATTCTTATCTTGAGAAGCAGAAAAGCCGCCTCGGCGGGACGCTCGCGCTGAAACGCGCACCGTCGAAATACATGCGCCGCGCGACCGATTTGCAGCGCTTCATTCAGGTCAACGGCATACAGGAAAAGCACGAATTCGCGGCCGGCAGCATCCATCACTTGATGGAACCAGATATCAACCAAGAAGTGTATGGCCTGCCCGAATATCTCGGTGCATTGCACGCGGCATGGTTGAACGAGTCGGCGACGCTATTTCGCCGGCGCTACTATGAGAACGGATCGCATGCCGGATTTATCCTGTACATGACGGACGCAGCCCAGAAACAGGAAGACGTAGACGCGCTGCGCGAGGCGTTGAAAAACAGCAAGGGACCGGGCAATTTCCGCAACCTGTTCATGTACGCGCCTAACGGCAAAAAGGAAGGGATTCAGCTCATCCCGGTGTCCGAGGTCACGGCGAAAGACGAATTTTTCAACATCAAGAATGTGACGCGCGACGACTTGCTCGCCGCGCATCGTGTCCCGCCGCAGCTTATCGGCGTGGTACCGAGTAATACGGGCGGGTTTGGCGCCGCAGACACGGCGGCCGAGGTATTCGGTGCGAACGAAATCGAACCGCTACAGCGCCGTTTTACGCAACTCAATGAGTGGATCGGCGACGAAGTCGTACGGTTCAATCCCTACACCATCAAGCGGGCAGCCGCCGCTACTTGAGTCGCATCCCGCAGACCGCGACGGGCTGTGTCCCACCCAACTCGGCCGCTCGGAAATCCTCATTCCAGATGGCTCTGGACGAAGTACATCAGCCGTTTGTCAGCTGTACTATCCCACCTCTCTGGTACGTGCGAAGGAGGAAATCAGTTCTGAGCCGCTCCGATGCCTTCAGCTCCGGTTTGTAGTTGGTCAAGAGGCTGGGGATGTAGGAAGGCATAGACGGTTGCACGCGCAAGATCATCCACCGATGTTGCGTGCGGCTCCATCCTGAACAGCTTTTGCGTCCGCTCGTATAGGTGGTACGGTTCCAACTCGCGATCGGTCAGCATTATGACCCGGTACAGATGTTCGCCGTTAAGTGATTTGGCGAGTTCGATCTCCTGTGGCGTGAAAGCGCACAATTTGGAGAGAAGGATGAAGACTTTAAACCGCTTCTTCGGGAACGAATCAGCAACGACGCGCAGATTCGCGATGTCGGTCGCGTTGATTGTGCCACCATCACCTCCTGCCACAGCTGCTTGGCCGCGATCCTTGCATTCGCCAACAATCACTATGGTTCGTTCAGGGTATCCCCGCGGAATGATCCATGCGAAGTCGACTTCGCATGGATTTTCAAGTTGCCCGTTCTTCGGCTTTAGATCGAGCGACGCTGAATAGGAACGGCTGTCCGACAACGAGTGCAGATTGACGTCAAGCTGCTGAAGCGTCAGCAAGACCGGTATCGCTCCCTGTGCATTGCGTTCGGTACCCAGTAAGCCAGACCTACGATATGCCCAATCACTCTCGATAAGTTGCGATGTTGCGACAAACGGCTCGCCACACATCTGGCAGGTAACTCGCTGGCGCAAATCATCGACCGGGAACCAGTTATACAGCTGGCAGCGCGGGCAGAGCAGATCGGAACCGATGCGAAAAAGCCCCTGCTTGACCAGATGAGAAAAGACACCCACGGGTGTCAAGTTCTCACCGCGCTCTCGCGGCTCGATGTACAGGTTCTTGTGATCACTGAATACCGCATTCGGATTGTCCGGGTCGCGCTTACCGATCAGTTGTAGGGCTGCATTCCTGCTGAACGACGCATGCGGACCATGCGTCTTGAGTAGTCGACGGACCCCCGGAATCTTGAAGACCCGTCCGCCTTGAAGCCCTCCCAATTGCGCAATCAACTGGCGCGCAATGAGCCCGCCTGAACTCGGACTTGCGTCAAAGCCCGCGCATTGAAAAACCCGCTTGAACAACTCTGCCGTTGGCAGCGCGTAAATGAAACTGTCAGAGTCGTGAGCGTCTACAACGATACCGATGCGCTGCGATTCGATTCGGAGCCGGTCATAGTGAAAGTGCATCGCCCGGGCATAGAACTCGTTCAGTTCGGGAATGTAGGGCGGATCGAAGGTGTAGTCGTCTCGGCCGTAAAGGCCACCGACAAAGTCGATCGAAGCCACGAGAAGCTGCGAGTGAAACAACACGTTTGTCGCATAAGGCCGGTCGCTCAGTCCAAAGGACAGCTTCGGCTTTTCCCCATCGTCACTGGGCACGCCCAGCGAAGAACTTTCGCCGAAATGCATTAACGGCGCGGCGAGGGCGCTGCCGCTCCACCTGTGCTGGTCAATCCGACACATGAGGCAAGGCTCGTTTCCGATCAACGCGCGAAGCTCGCTTAGTTGTTCAGGACTTTCGTCACGATCGCTACGCCACCAGACGGCGTATTCGTGATTCTCATGAAAGCGTCTGTGAGACATTTGCTCGCTGATGCGTTTCTTCCAGGTGGGGATGACTTCTGCGTAACGACCGATGTGATCGCAATCGACGAAGAGGACACTCACGTCGCAGGCACGCAGATTCCAACAAGCCACAAGGTCATCGAGATTTGACGCATCCCCGATAAAGAAGCCCGGCCAACCCCACCTAGATTGCACGCTATAGTGCTGCCTCAATCCATGGCGTGACAGATAGGCGATGCTTGGATGGTCGAACACGTCGCTAGTGATGTTGCTGCCACCTTCGATCGCTACCTCGGTCGCTTCCAACGAGGTTTTAAACATCGACTCGTAATCGATATGGACGTCCTCCTTGGCTGGGTACGCGCCGAGGTGAATCAGGAAAGCGTCGGCGAGTGGGTCTGAATCTTCCCATCTGTAGAGGTGAGGCGCTAGTTTCTTGATCTGGTTCCACTCGGGGGTATCAAGGCGGCTTGCGATCACGTTCTGCACGTCGAGTACCTGCGCCCGAACGTCCTTTCCCTGGTCAACGAATATTCCGTCGGGAAAGAACGGCGAAATCAGGTGAGGGAAGCTGTCTGCGAAGGCTTTTACTTCTTCGCTCGTTCCAAGTTGCCTGACAATATCTGCGCGAAATGCTTCCACAATTGCGCGCGCCTCTTCTTCGCGATCGACGACGACGATTGGATTGAAGCGTCCACCCCAAAGCGCATGGTTGAGTCGAACGACCTCCCGAAATGCAGCCATATCGCCAGCCTTTATTGCCCAGCAGATTCGGAGAGGTCGGTAGGCAATGTTAACGCGAACGGTGTCCATTTCTCTCCAAATCGGTTCTGAGTGACCGTCCCGGCGGGCGGACGCGATGATCCCAGTTCAACACCCAGCATGCTATACGAATTCCGCTCCGCAATGAGAACGTCGCTGCCCGACCGGACGGCTTGGGATCCCTTGGGCGCAAGCCGCAATACTCTGCTCCTAGCTCCCATTACGAAATTCAGTAGTGGGCTGTCTGGCAGGTTTCAAAGCGAACGGGCCGTCCGAATGGCGGTTCGGCTGGATGGGTAGACCGCTTTTGGCTGAATCCGGAATACGTGGCGACTCGCGGCTCGTTTTCCCAGCCCATGGCGGGCTGGTCGCGATCCGCCAGCAGGGTCCCGGGACCAATGTGGCCGCTGGTCGGTTCTACGTGCTTTGGTGGTCCCGGCGGCTTCAGGATCGCAGTCCCCCTCCCCGCCTGCCCTTCTCTTGGGTCGCGCATTTTGATGCACTATGCGACGAGCCGGTGTGGCATCAGTCTGCGCCGCGTTCGGGGCCGATTCAAAGCCGGCCGAATGATGCAATGTGATGCGCACACTTGGGTTTCATGCAAATTACTACACCGCCGCATCGTCGCAGGTCGGCCCAGCGGGGTCGCTTCCGAAGGTACCTCATCGAAATACGTTCGAACGGCCGCGACGGTTTTGCTCCTCTGTGTGCCCTATGACGGCTGCACAGTTGCACTCTGTGCTGGTGCAACTGTGCGGGAAAGCATTTCAGAATGTTTTTCCAGAATCAGCTATTACTTTGTGGTCATCCTTAAGTACATTTTCAATTGACGAGAAAAGTATTCATCATCTTTAAAGTGCTTAAGTCCATAGTTTATGCACTCTCTTAGCTTATCCGCTGTCTCGGTATCTTTTGGTTGCGCCTTGCAAATTTTAATGAGATGCCCGCAGATAGTTGCAGTCGGATAAGGGTCGGAGGTACCTCGTCTTAGGCGTTCATACTCTAAATAATCAAGGCCCTCCACCAGCAGCTCGCGATTAACGAATTTCTCGTGAATATATTTGGCGATGAGCGCTGCCCCAAGTGAATGCCTTGTCTGAAAGGAGTCGTAGAATTCCAAGCCTGTTCTGAAACAATCAATTGCGTCGTCGAAACGATCAATTTTTCGATAGAAACGTCCAAATTGAAGCCAAAACACCCCATCTTGACCATACATTTTTTGTGCGTGATGATATACCCGCTCCGCATCATTTTTTCGCGTTTTGAGTGGGAAATATTTTTCGTAAAGAAATTCGAAAGAAATTATGCTTTTATAAAATTGATATGCAAGCGGATGAAATTTAATATCTTCAACGGTAAATTTATCAGACAAATATTCCAGAATCTCTAGAATTTGCTCCTGCGTGCCGTGTTGCGAGATACAATTTGCGAAATAACAATCAGCGATTACTCGATGTCGACAGGAGAGTACGCCGCGCGACGCAAAATCGGTAACTATGCCTTCGAGATTTGTATTAATTTGTTGTTCAATTTCCGGAACCGAAATACTCGCCATCCCAGCAACATAGTTAATCGGAACGGCAAATCCGAGATGGTTAAGCGTCGCCACAATGCTAAGTATGGATTGGGCGCTTTCATCTTTAACGGAGTGGTACTCGCTAAAGATTTTTGTCTCGAAATTCTCGTGTGTAGTAAGAGAGTACAGGGCAGAAAGCAGGTCTCCGCTAAATCCGCGCTCACGGTCCATCAGCGTACCCGCCTGCTTTTCGAGAGTTAGCGCCGAAAAATCTCCCAATTTAATGGCGTGGCTACCAATTCGATTGCAAATTGCTTTTGCGTCTTCATATGTCAAGGCGCCGAATTCAAAGATGACCGGATCTGCTTGAATATCTGATAAATGGCGTTTATTCGCCTTGTAGTCGTACATTCTGTCCTCAAGAATGAACAAGCAGTACGACCTGATCTTTTCTTGAAGATCACGTGCGATGGAGTTAATTGCGTAATAAAATTCAGCCGCATTATAAAACACAAATACGGCTTTCGATTTTTCAGAAAATCCCGAAATTATCGAAATGAATTTATTGATATCAATTCCGTTGACGGAGTTATATTCATAAATATATGGATATTTTTCGACAATCTCGCGAAGGGTAGACCGAATGCCGGTGGTTTTCCCGGACCCGCTGGGGCCTATTATGTGCATCAGGCCAATCCCTTCACCTGCATCTGAAAGCACTGTTGAAATAGATTGCGCAAGGCTGTCAATACGAGGAGTCCTCGCGTGTGCATCATTTGTGATGTAAAACCACTCCGGATGGGCGCCGGTTACAAAATGCCGCAAAATTCCCGATTCGTTTCGAGATTTCTCGATCGATTGGAGGATCGGGCTGAAGGCCTCCTTGAACCAGGTCATTGCCCCCGCCGAAGCGAATTTCGCCTTCACAGCCGGAATGGATTCAAGAACCAAGTCCGCGATTTTTTTCGGGCGTAGATGTCTATATATTGTGTTAAAAAATTCCTCGGCGGTCGCGTCGATCACGCAATATCCCGCTTCAATATAGTTTTCCTTTTTGATGGCGTCAGGCGCCGGCATAACGATCCAATTGTTCGCCGGCTTGGCGGAACTACCATAAGTCTCGCTGCGTCGGGAAAGATACGTGTCGATATCCGACTCGTCCAGTTGATTCCCGATAACGACCAGTCCGCCAAGTAGCATTCGCGCTGCAAGTTCATTGTGCCAGTCAAAGAGCTTGTTTGCAGCGATTGCGTATTCCAGATTGGAAAAAATGAATCCCCTTTCTAGCTGCTCGATTGTTCCATGAATCGTTACAACTGGTGTGCTGCCGATGACGACCGCTGCTGCAGCTTGGTCGCAGTAATTGAAAAATTCGAATTCAGCAGACGTCAAGCCGCGTCCCTTGGACGCCTGGTGGGCGACGTCCAGCACGTTATCGATGTTGGTCGTATATATACGATTCCATACGTACTGAAATATTTTCTCTTGCCATGGTTCAGCTTTATTAACGAGAAAAAAATTGCGCAGATATTCATTGAAATTTTCGATTCTTCTTGACGCGTATGTGTACGCGTCTTTCAGCGTCGTCTTGGGGCCCGCTTGAACGCCACATTTGGCGAGTAATGCGTCCTTCAAACCGTCTCCGGTCGGTATTTCCCCGTTGATCGACTTGTTGCGATAGCTAAATCCAGCGCCGAGCAGAAGAGCGACTTCTCCCTTCTCGATAAGCGGACAGATCTGGTCTCTAATCACCTGCGCGTCTTCTTCTCTCATGAGTGCTCGGCAAAATTGACAGTTGGGTTCTGGTTGCCAAGGATATCAGACGACGAGTGAGGTGGGCTGATGAGCGCCCCGGTCGACATATGCCGTTCGCACTCGGGATGCACACAGCCACGCTACCTCATTCCTCAGCCGTCGCTTGAATGGACTGCATCTGTTGTGCGAGTTGTTTGCGGAGCGCTGCGGCGTTCGCCTGCGAGCATCCAAGGTGCTTCCGGATGTCACAGACCGTTGCGCGTAACGTTCCGTCGCGGAGACCGGTCAGCACACGGGTGAGGTCATCCACCTCGCGGGCCGCCGGTGAACTGGCCGCATTCCGCCGTCTGGCCGCATCGTTACCGCCGCGCGCGACGATCGTACTAGTCCGCGTTACTGCCGTGACTGGTAGTACGTGACTGGCCGTAACAGCGTTGGCGGTCGTGCTGGCAGGTCGTAGCGCGAGCAGCCAGCAGAAGCAGGCCACCCCCTCGATCACGACGGCAAATGCCATACCGGCGACCAGATCGACGCGACGGGCGGCAACGCCGAAGTCAGTCAACAAGCCGGCAAGCGGATCGGTTTTCGCCGCTGCGCGCTCGGCGTCCGCGCGGTCGAGCGCCAATTCGTGACGCTCCGCCTCGCCTGTCTCGGCGTCTAGTGCTGCGAGGCGCGCATCGAGGGTCGTGCGTTCGATGCGGACCGCCGCGCATCGTTCGCCGCATTTGAGTTCGTTCACGCGAGCCAACCGTGCCACGGTGCGGGCGCGGTCACTGGCGATTTCCGCCAGATTGCGACCGGGAACGGAGGCTACTGGGACGACTTCCGCACGGATCTCGCCGGCGTGTTTCTGTGCCATCACGAAAAACACAGCGTGGCCGTAGCAAGTTGCCGCCATGCAACCGAGCCACAGCGATGCCCCGAGCGTCCGAATGCGCCAGCTATGCGGGCGGCACAGGGCGGGAAGCAGATGGGCGGCGACAACCAGCACGACGCCGACGCAGATCAGCAGCACGCGTTCCGCGAACAACCCGCCGCGCTGCCATCCGGCGACTATCGAGAGACACGCTGCGGTCACTGTGGCCGCGAGTGCGAGTAACACCGGTTGTGCTCTCATTGCTTTTTCGTTGTTCATCACTCCCCCCGGAGCTGGTTAAAGATCAAACCGCAATTCGGTATTGCTTCGCCTCTGCCGTTTAGGTATTGGCAGTTCAGGCGGGAACATTTCGAGCTTCGTGCGATACGTATGACCGCACGTCACGTCATCGCACTGAAAGTCAATCTCCCAATCTGTCTCCGACTTCTTTTCCATCGCTCGCGCGATTCCGCGAGCGCCGCAATGCGGGCAAGCGATCGTAAATCTCACGGCCGGCTCTCCCGATTCATCGTCGTCCGCGCGTTCACCGCGCCGCGCAGCGTCGTCGACGGTCGCACTTCGAGCGACACGCCTTCGCGCGGCCGGGACGACGCCGACAGCGAGAACAGGATTTCGAAGCCCGCCGGCGTGCGATAGCCGCAGTCTTCGCAAACGAAGTACATGCGCCGCAGCGTTGTGGACAGACCTTCGGTGTGGCGTGCGTCAATTTCGCCGCCACAGCACGGGCAATCGATCTTCATTTGTGTCACGGGAATTCCTCGCTCTACAGGTTCCATTGACCCCATTTCACGCCATTCCCTTCCCCGTTGACGCTGATTTCGTCGCTGTTATCCAGATGCGCAACCGGATCGACCACCCCTGGCCGAAGGCTGCGCGTACAGTTATTGACACGAGTCCGAGTGCTCGCGGCTTCGCCGCTGCGCTGAACCTTCCGCCACTCGTAGCGAGTGGCCGGAACAAAAATCTCTGTTTCCTTCGAGTACGCGCACATCCCGTCTACGATGTAAGCAGTGCCCGTTGCTGCAACACCGTGCGGCACCTTGACTGGCGCAATGCCGTACCGGCCTTCGCGGTGCTGTGTGGTGCGTTTAACGTAGATCAGGCGTTCTTCGCCCGCGATGCCGCCCATCGCTCGCGCATATTCAGCCCAGTCCGCCTTGTGGGTTTCGGTCTTCTGCGCCGCATGCCACGCCGCCACGATTTCCGGCGATTCCTCGGCCGGCGGCAAGTCTTCGGCCTTCACACGCCGCAGCTCGCGCCACACGCCGACAGGTGCACCGCCGAACTGTTGAAACTGGCGGATACCCCAAAGCGCGGCCCACGCTTCGACACGCTGCGATGGCGTAATTTCGTCTTCGCCCCACATATCCGCCTGGACGATGTAGCCCTCCTGCGTCTTGTGGTCGCCGACCGCGTGGCCGTCGATATTCTTCGCGATGTACTTCGCGATATAGCCAACTGCCGAGCCCTTGGCGCTGTCGATCCGCTGAAACTTCACGCGCCGTTCCTGCGCGCCTGCCTCATTGCCGGAATCGCGCAGACCATGGGCGCGCATCACCGCGCACACGCGATCGATGTTGTTCGAGAAAATCAGACCGTGCCAGTGCGGTGTGGCGTCGTGGTGCGGCTCGGCCACGCGCATCCCGAAATAGGTCACGCCCTCGCGTTTGAGTTGCGCGCGAATCCGTGCCCACACCTTGCGCAGATACACTTGCCCGTCGCGAGCCGATGCGCCGTTGTATTTCTTGTTTGGAATGAACCGGGAGCCGTTACCCAATTGCCGGATTGCGTGAAAGCGGCTTGGGCAGGTGAGCGTGAACATCACGCCCTCGAAATGAGCCGCCACGGCGAGATCTTCACAGCCGCGCAGACGCGTCATCAGTTCACCGCGCTTGAGTGCTTTGTTGGAAATGCTCTTTGCCGCCAGCTCGGCAAGCGTGAAACGGTGGCCGAGTTCGTTTTCGAGCGAGACCGATTCGAGCGTGGCCGCGTTGCGCCGGTTTTGCGCGATACGCCGGCGCACTGCCTCATCGCTCGCATACGGCTCGGCCTTGTAGTGAACGTAATGCAGGCGGATATTTGAATGTTCCAGCGTGCGGATATGCAACCGCCGCAGTTGGCGGCGCCACCACAGTTCACACTTCACGCGCAGCACCTGTTGCGCCGGATCATCAAACGCTGGCATAGGCACGCCATATGCCGCACAGGTGCGCGCAGCGACCACGAGCGCCTGGGCAACGTTGAGACCCAGCGCACGAAGCACAACATCATTAGCGAGCCTGCGCGCCTTCATGCAGATTTCGTAATCGGAAGCGTCGGGGCGCACCGGCATTGAATCCGGCGCGTGTTCGCCGACAAACGCGCTCATGCTGCGCTCGGCCGCGGCCATATCGAACATGTACGGCGCACCCATCTTGCGGGCGCTTTCGCGCCCCGCGACTTCCGCCGTCCGGTATGCCCGTCGATACCATTTGTACGGGAGGCGCTTACGTGCCTTCTGCACAGCCGGCAGCTTCGGCAGCTCGGTCTCCGCCGCGTTCGCGTAGATCCACATCACTCACCCGCCGCAAGTGAGTCGGCCAGGTGAATTCGTACCCATTTGCGGCGCATACGCGAACAGACAGAACCGTAAATCATTGCGATTCACCCGGCTCAGTCAGGCTTTCCGTTCAGCCAGGCAACACGGCCGGCTGCCTCTTCTGGCGAACCACAATCCGACTCCGGACGCCACTTGCCGGACGGATCGTAGAAACCTACGGTGTAATTCACGCTGGTAAATCCTTCGCTGTCACGGGCGCGCTCGGATTCGATATAGACGTACATTCGTTATCCCCTAGTCGATCAACTACAAACAACCGGCTGCACCGGTACGGCCTAATGGTCCTGCGTCTCTCCATGCACGCCACACCACGCGAGGATGGCAAGTAGCGAGATCAGCCAGATTGCCCACAGGGGCATAGGCCTGTCGAGTTTCGGTTTTTCCATGGAATGCCCTATCGAATGACCCGGCGCCGCCGCGCCATCTTGTTCAGGAGCGGCCGCAGCTCATCCAGCGCACGGGCTGCGGCCAGGTCTCCGCGCGCGGTACGCGCCGGGGCGTACAGGACGAACGGGGGCACCATCACCCCGGCGCCAACGCCAAACGCGGCGAGATCTTCAATCAGTTCGCCGAGTCCCTGCCTCAGCTCGTTGGGTGGGATCGCGGGAATCACACGCGCCCTTTTGTCTCATGCAACGCAGCACTAAGCGCCTCGTCGCGCGTCAGCAGATACGTGCCGCCCAGCTGGATATTTTCTTCGTACCAGTGAATCTGGCGCTTCCCCACCATGAAGTAGCCGCCGCGTGCGTGCTGCTCAAAGTACGGACCACACTCCACGACACCCGGGGCCACTGCTCGCGGCTTCGCCTGTTCGACATCGACATCCGTCATGCGACACCTACGGCGCTCAGGTGCGGGCGCCCTTGTCGGCGCGCATGTATCACATGCCAGCTTGCTGAACGCGCCCGGTAGCGCGCGCGTTGCACTTCGTTGTGTGCATTCAACTCGCGACGAATCGCATCCGACTCGTCGCCCATTACGTTAGTAGTCCGATTCATATTCACTATGAAATCTCCATGGCAATATTGATTGGTTCTGGCTATTCGAACGCGGCGTTCGTGTCGGTTGCGTACTCGATCGTTTTCATTCTGTCCATCCAGCACATGTCACGCCGGACGTCGCGGTCTACTTGTGGACTAAATGAAAAGTTAAGTCCATTTGAGAACAAAGAAGGTGAGATGGGCTGACGTGCGAACGCCGAAGGTGTAAGCGTTTGTTGCAACGAAACTTGCATTTGACCTTCCCTTGTTCAACCCCTTGAACGATGCATTTGGTGAAAGTCGCCCGGCGGCTGGGTAGCTAATCCAACACCGGCGGGGTTGGGAACCGGTTGCCGGGGCGACGGGTGGACTATAGTTCGACACGGTCGAACATGTCAACCATGGTCGAACGTTTGGTTACGCCGAACGTTGCCTCTGGTCGAGCGTTCGGATAGTCTTGACACCGGGTTGAATTAACTGGGGTTGTCAATGAAAACCACGATTGAATGGCTTGACGCTGTTAAGGCTGCTTTGGAATTGCCTTCTGACTATGCTGCCGCTAAGGCGCTGGGCGTCACGCGCTCAACCGTCAGCGCCTATCGCAACGGCAAATCCACCTTCGACGAAGACACCTGCTTTCGGGTCGCGGAGATTCTGGGAGTAAGGGCTTTTGAAGTCGTCGCGGCGACGCACGCTGAGCGCGCCCGCGATGATCGTCACCGCGACTTTTGGATGGACGCTTTGGAAAATTTTTCCAAGGGTTTTCGGTGGCTGGCGCTACCCGCTAACGCTTGTGGGGCTTGGTTCCCGCAGGTGTAACGCCAGCTATTAGTTAGCTAAGCTGTTTATATTATGTCAAATTAAGTTTCACTACCTCATCTACTGTCGTCGCCCGTATCGAGCCCGATACGGCTGCCCCTAACGTTCCGCCTGCCGAACTGCTCGCGTGGGTCGGCGTTCACGCGCCGCATTTTCTGTCGAGCCGGCGCAGCTTCGCGCTGTACGTCCGGGGATGGCACGTTTTCGACCGTGCTCGCGCGCTGGCGGTCGAGCCGCCGCGAATGTGGCGCTCAGGCCGGATGTTTGCGGGCAGTGACCCGCCGGCATACGTGCATGAGAAAACAGCGGCCTGAACTTCAGATGCCCAGAATACAGCAAATAACGTAGTTACAAAAACACCTTGCAGCGGTGTGTTTTTGTAACTACAATAACCATGTGAAGTTCATTTATGAGAACAACCCACGATCCAGCCAAAAGCAGAACCAACGAGGAGAAACACCGCGTTTCCCTAGCTCTCGCCGAAGAGATCGACTGGCCTTCCGTCTGGTGCACACCAGACGACCGGAAAGACTATGGCGAATTGCGCGAGATTGGCTACGCCGTGATCGACGCCCGCCTCTATTGCGTGGTGTTCACGCAGCGCGGTGAAACCTTCAGGGTTATCAGTCTGCGCAAAGCCAACAACCGGGAGATTGAACGTTATGAAAAAGCAACCCAGATTGATCCGTAACACGCCAGAAGAAGAAGCGGCGATCAAGCGCGGCATCGCGGCCGACCCGGACACGTTCGAGCCGACCGATGAGCAGTTCGCGCAGATGAAGCGACGCGGCGGCCGTCCAAAGCTCGCACACCCCAAAGTCGCGGTCACCGTCCGGTACGACGCGGAAATCATCGAGCAATTCAGGGAAAGCGGCGAAGGCTGGCAAACACGCATGAACGACGCGCTGCGCGACTGGCTTAAGACTCACCGCGCGTAA